TCGTATTTTGTCAACACACGCGCTAACATTGGATTTGATAGCATGCTCAGGAAACCGAAGAAGGGTCCAGCCATGGTTCACAAGATAAGAAGTCTTCTTTTTGTCAAGATGGATGTTGTCCCCGACTCCAGGAAACCCACAAGTAGGACATCCGTGCCAGTAACAACCATCGACTTCTATTGCAAGGTGAAGACCTGGATGGGCCTCATCAATCAAGTAAAAGCCTACCTCAAACTCAGTAAGGAACTCGTTGAAACCAGCAGCAACAAGAGCCTCCTTTAACATAGAGTGCGGCTTTGTAAAGTGACTCTTTATGTACTTCCTGGCATTTGAAGCCGAAGCAAGAACTTCACCTCGATGATTCTCATGCCATTGGTCTACCTTCTCCCTATGCTCACTAGAGGACCACATTGCTTTGGATTTAGATGCCCTCCAAGCTCTTGTATCTGGTCTTGCATTATAGTTCCGTAAGTGTTGAGCAGCTCTTGGACCATACTCGGAAGCTTGCATCTTACGGGAAGCTTCTGAGATCAGTTTCCTTGTAACCTCGCCCTCTGAAGTCTGGAATCTATCCTTAAGTTTCTTTGACTGTGCTTGTCGTTGATCAGTTGTCTTGATTCGGTGGGTATCCGTCCAACTAGACGAAGTATTACAGCCTAGGTGTGACTTTCGATACTCCTCAAGGGTTATTGAAGAACACCAACGAAGATGTCTTGTGGTGATAGCAGCTTGCTTACGGCCACACTCCAAACAGACAACAAAATGTACCCCCTCAACAAGATTTGAAAGACTGCTCTCTACAATACCATACCCTTGAACACGCAACACATTGTGTTTGATCAAGAGATCAACGTGTCGCATATTGAGGCCGTAACTTGAAGTTACATTCAATTTTGACAGGCAACCAGGATCAATAGTGTACTTGGTCATGACAGATAGTGTACAGCTCAGAAATGGGAAGATCAACTTCTTTCCCATCTGGAAGTACAATACGAACCTCTGTCTCCCCTCTAACTGAAAATTCGTCAACGATCCAGTTGATTCTGAGCGCCTGGAGGGCATGAATCATGGCTCCGGTGAGCAGTAGGGTAGTCCACTCCCGTTTGCTCTGAACCATCGCCTCAACGTTCGGGAAGGGGGTTCGCGGGGGGTAGGAGATGATCATGTCGAGCCCGCGCTCGATGTACTCGACTAACTCATCCGTTTCCCACACGTAGCCGAAGACCTTACTAAATTGCTGAACAGTTTTCTCTTGGGTAGGTGGGGCAAAATGGTAGTTTCTGTCAGGGTTACCATCTCTTAAAAGTGTCCTCAACCTTCTGGACAGATCCCGCATGATCTCGCTACCTTCGTGGCGGTGCTCGTCTCCTAGGCCGGTTGTCTTGTCGACGACAGAGAATTCCTGAACGACTTGCTGAACTTGCCCTCCGAGAATCTCTTGGAACGTCCATTTAACCCGATAGGCACCAAGGTTCGCGTCGAGAGGGATGATGACGCTCGCGTAATACTCTCCGATGCCCGGGTTCGCGGGCATTCGCTCTTGAGGTCCAACGAGGACGCCCATTCCAGTCGTGTAGTCGTAGAGCGCGTAGGAGATAACCGCCGCGTTTGTAGGGGAGTTGTTGGCGTTCGTCAGAAACAGGTTCAGGTCGTGACGCCCTAGCTGCTGACCGCGGAAAAAGGCTACACCCATCAAAAGCTCCAATCAGGTCTTGTGCTCAATCTCGTACAAAAGGGTTCCCGCCCTCTCGATAGCTTCCTGAATCTCTTTGCCGCTACGGACAATTTGAGACACGTGCCTCTGCACAGGTTGATACCAGCTACCTTTGCCTTCAGATTGATTGGTTTTACCTTCACTCTCAAGACTTGAAAAGCTTGTCTCCTCGATCTTGGTATGAGCTTCGGACATCTTCTTAAGAGCGTTTGCCGAGCTTTTTACAGCAGATACCAAGTCGAGAGTCCGACGATCAGGAATTTCAACGTCGCTAGCCTTGTCGAAATAGGCTTCCAACTTGCCAGCCATGTCCCCCGCGGTGTCTACCAACTTCTTGTGTTCCGACACTGCCTTTTTGTGGACATCTTCCACATCGCTGGTACTGAGCCTACGTCCCCCAAGAATCGTGGTAAGCTTTTTCTCAGTTTTATCCAAAGAGTCTACAACACTCCTAGCTGTTTGGCGACTCTTTGATACTTGCTGGAAGGTCTTGTGGTCCTTCCAGGTACCTCCGGAAGATGAAGAACCCCCTCCATCGCCGCCCACACCCTCTTCATGCTTCTTGACGGTGTGGTTCTTCGGATCGGCTCCGGGGTGATCCTTGAGGTACTTACTCCTGGCTTCTTCCGTGGGAAACTCCATGGCCACAGTAGCAAGAAACCTTCGGAGGACTCGGGGAGCGAGAGGGTCCATCATAAATCCCATCCATACTTGCAATGCCGTGGCACAGGGTCTGGACGAGCACAGTCGAGAACAGCGTCCACTACACGAAATTGTACAAGACGTTCTACAATGGGTTCTGAATAAGTCTTTTGGTACCGCCAACGCACGGCCCAACAACCAGGCTGTCCATTTTCCCCCGCAGTCCCCGTAACGTAGAACTTTCCGACATCGGCTTTTGCGGGCTTCCGATCCGTGGGCCCGACTTGATGCAAGATGCCCGTCGAGGACACCATGAACATCGTGTACCCGATGAAGACAGGACCCCGTTGATTCCCCCAACGGTCCAAAAGGCAAATCTCGAGATCCCCCTTACCGAGCGTCTGGTTCCACCGGAACTGGCCTATCAGCCCTTGAGGGTTAGGCTCTTGGCTCCATTCGTGATGATGTCGTTCTTTGCATTCTCGATGGTGGAAAGAATGACGCCTCCAACATTCTCGGCATTGCCACCACCACGCTTCTCGATGGTGGAAGCGTCGGTGCCACTCAAAGCACTCATCGCATCGTTCCTCGCGGCGTCCACAGCAATTGTCGCAACAACAGACGGGGCCACAAAGGGGCGGAGGGACATGAAGAACTTCCGCAAAAGCGACAATGTTCCCGATGCCGACCATAGGCATAGGCTCGGAAAAGGCCAAAGACCCCCTCCCGAACGTATACCCCGAAACGCTAACGAGGCGGACGTACTCAGTTGCTAGGGTGCCCTGGCCTAATGTCGTTCCGGCAGCGAGGGTGGTGAGGGTGTCATAGAGGGTCCCTGCCCCCGTAGCGTACCCTCCGAAGATCATCTCTCGGATGCTTATGGCCGAGAGAGAGGCAGTTCCTTCGACGTTTGCGGTAGCCCAGTGGAGTCCTATCCCCGAGCCAGCGGAAAGGCTTCCTGAACCAGTAGCAGGCCCAATAGCAGCAGCTATCCGGGAGGGGGTGACCGTTGCATCCCCTGCTCCGGCCGCGGTACCACTAACGTCATACAAGGACACACATACACCTACATCTCAGACGCGATCAATTGCCCCATTGGAAATTTAAGCTGATCATTCACGTCGATGTAGCGTGGCGTGCTCAAGCTTCCGAAGTAAAGCATGTTGCCGCCGCTCGAAGCATCGAAGAGGGCAAAGGCCACGATCGTACCCCAGGGGGCCGTAGCGATTGGGAAGAAGATGTCGGCCGTGTTCGAGGTCTGTCCGTTGGAAGGTGAAGCGAACGTTGCGGTCTGACGCCCATAACCACCCCCAGCGACTTCGGTACCTCCTCCCGCGGGGCCTGGGGACACCGTGAAGAGGGCTACATAGATTGTGGCCGGGGGAGTGAACGTCTGCTGAAGCAACGCGATGTTCAGAACAACATCGTCAAAATAGATCGATTTCGGCATCTTATCAAGAGGGGCTTGATAAGATAACTATTCGCATTCAGGTTTCAAAAAAGAAGCGCTGAGCCCGGACTCCACGACGGGAAGACCTTGAATCACGTCGTAGTCTTGAGCTTCGATCTGCTGCCCGGGGGTATAGGTGACAAGGAGTCTCCAATATCCGACCGCGTTGGGACGCCATCGGATATTGTAGTAGCCTGGATTGGTGGGGATTTCGTTGAAGTAAACGGAGCCCGCTGCGACTTGAGCATCGCTGACGCCAATTCCGTTCACCAGAAACCAAGGCTGAGGAACGTTCTCGAAGAAGGCGTTCAGTGTCACGGTTGAGTAAGTCAGTCCAGTAACGCGAGTAAACCCATCTGGCTGAAAGAAGTCCACTTGGTCATAGACGACCTGGTTCTGCTGGACAATCCTACCGCGAGTGGTCGCCATGGAAGATTACTTCTTCGGGGACTGCTGTTCTTGCTGTTGGGTTTGCTCTTGTTGAGATTGGACTTCTCGGGGATCCCCTGAATAGGACATCCCGTGGCATTGTGCGGAACAAGAGATGCGGAGACCAGCCTTTGCTTCGGCTTTGGCTTCTCCCTTGATATGACCTGTAACTTCGATGACGGCCATAGTTACCCTTCGTTTGGAACACCGCCCTTCTGGCTGTTCGGGGGCTTCCGTGGGGACCCTACCACATAATGGTCCGGCAAGACATTGGTCGATTGCGACCTCACTACGGGGACCTTAGGTGCCACGTATGCGGAAGGCACCGATCCGGGCTTAAGAAACTGAATGAGGGTCACCTTCATAGGGTCGATGAAGAAACCGCTTACACCACTCCCAAGACAAACCGAAGAGTAATGTGCATTCACAGAAGGCGAGAAGGAAGAAAGACCTCCAATACTCGCCGCCGCATTCTGAACAGCCATGGAGGATCTCCTTCAGATTGTGCGTAACCTTACGAAACTAAACGAAAATCAGCTTTCGCTGATGGCCAACGCGGTTGCGGCGAACTGAAGCGTATCTCCCGTTGAAACGCTCTTGGGAACCGTGAGGTTGCCAAAGTAGAGCAGGTTGCCGTAGTTACCACCGCTCGGAGTGAGAAGGTCGAGAATGCCTACTGCAACGATGGAGTACGGACCAGCACCCGCGGCACCGGAACCGAAGAAGGAAACCGTTCCAGAGTTTGACGTAGAGCCGCTCCCTGGAGCAGAGAACGTCACGGCGACGCGGACATAGTTCGCGTCTGAAACCTCTGTGCCCGTGGGAACCGAGTTCGTATAGGCCGTCGTAGGAGCCACCGTGAACAAGGCGCCGTAAACCGCGGAAGGGGAACTGAACGCCGTGTTCGTCAAAACAGCAGCCAGAAGCTTGTTATTGAGATACGTGCTCTTCGCAGCCATTGGGGATTCTCCTGTTGCAGAAACTTGTCAAACCACACAAAGCATAAGAGGACTATGAAACCTACCGAGCTACTTTCTCAAGGCATATGGCAAACAGATTTGAGACTTCGAATCGCGTAGGCGTAGGGTTGCGCCGGAACCTTGGCCGTATTGTTGATCCAACCGTTTTTCAGCTCATCAATGTTCGAGATTGACGTGTCAAAGACGAAGAAGACCTTCTCGTTCTCACGATCCGTTCTCTTCATCTCGACCCCTGCCACTTGCAAGAATGCTGCAAAGTACAGGTCAGGCGTCTTGAACTCGTCACTTTTTTGGGAATCTCTAGCTCGGTTTGTCGTCATCTGAGTCCTCATTTTAAGGGCTCCAAAGAGCCCTTTGGTCTACATCTGGTTGTTTACTCACATTTAGGTTTCGAGATGTCAGGTGACCACGAACAGGATCGGAGCGGGTTGGCTCCAAGAGATCGAACCGTTGTTTCCATCGCTTGCTACGGCGAGCGGGTTGGTAATCGTAACGCTGGATGCCGAGACATAAGACGCGATGAAAAAGGTCCCATTGTTGGCCGAGGAAGCACATCCCGAAAGTGTGATCTTTCCCCCAACCATGTTGGCATTCATGTAGGAAAGACCAGTCAGAGTGACGACTCCGTTCGTAACGGTCGTGAGAGACGCTGTCGTACCGTAGTTGGTGTTGGCCAAGCTGCTGAATTGAACCTCAACGGTAGAGCCTGCGACTCCGAGGGCGACTCCCGTAGGAGCTGGGTTGAGGTTTTCGCCAGGTTGAACCGCGGGAGTCGTGTTGAGCAGGGACGCCGGGATGACAATCGACGTTGGCGTAACGACACCCTGGGTTCCCCCGGAAAGCGTCTTTTGAATAACATGCTGACCGAGCCGCACGTAAGGAGACTGAAGTCCTGGGCCAGGGCTCACTCCAGTTACACGAACCTCGGTTGCAGTGAGATACTCGGAGTTTCCGAGACTCTGTCCCGTAATGGTGATGTCCCCCGTGTTGGGCGAGTTGTGAACCGCCGCCGTGATGATAGGCAGAGGGGCTGAGTACGCCGAAGTCCCATTGTCCTGGACGCACTGGATGGCTGGGCCATTCGTGAGAGGGGGCATCAAGGTCGGGTCGGGGTTGTAGGTCAGCTCCAAGAACTTCGACATGACGCCGACCTGGAAGCTCTGGATCACCTGGAGGGTTTCGGTGAAGTGGGGGCAGATAATCCCAACTGCTCCCTGAGCGGCAGGGGACGCTCCGAGATTTGCCAACACATTGGCTGCGGAAACGTTGATGGAGCCCGTCGCGGGGGGAGTGGCCACAGGATTGAGTGATCCGATGATCGTCGCAGCAGTCGGCATCGTGAACGACGTTCCGGACGAGCTGAAGTTCGAGGGGGTATTGAACGTCGACCCGTTGCCAGTCGTGTCAATGGCGATGTAAGAACCAACGCCCATGACCGTGCTCTGAATGACGACCAATGTTCCCGTGGCCACGTCCGTAGTGGCTGTAGCGATACCGAGAACCCCTGGAGCCGGATTAAGGGCTGCGTTGATCGCGGTCAGAAGATTTGCCATCGTGGGGTATGTTCCCGTGGCAATCGTGAAAGCGGTGAAAGACGCCGTAGAGACGTTCTTCACTCGGATAACGTTGTTTGAACCAGTCAGGGTCAGGGGGAAGGTAACCGCAGCGGTACCCTCAACGCCTGCGGGAACGCCTCCCGAACCTTGGTATTGAGGATTGGCTTGATCCGGGTCAAGGCCCCCAAGGTAGTTGGTGAGAGCCGTCACACTCGGCCGAGAGATGTAGGCGGTCTGCCCAAAAGGTTCTGTCGGGAAGTTGGTTTGGGAGAGAGGCTCCACATCCGAGATGAAAATCGGTCCCGGCATGTCGCCTCGAATAACGCCTACATACATTGTCATACCCTCACTTGTTTTTGGTATCCGTAACCATCTGAGCGCATTCGCAGATAGCAGTATTTATGAGAGATTCCCTGAACGGCTCCACCTAAAGTGTGGATATCAAAAGAACCACTGATTCTAACTGCAACCCTTCCAAAATGCCTCCCGGCATTCTTTCCTTTAGGTACAACTGCAACCACCATGTCACCGGTGCGGAAACCATGAACACTCTTGGTTCGCATCAAGTACCCACGAGGGAACCCATCCGCAGTAACTCGGGTACGCTGGTAGGATCCTCGTCCAGTAGCTTTGATGCTAAGTGTTGGTTGCTGCCACCCAACCACAGTCTTGACTTGACCTACGCACAGAGCGTCCAGTGCGTGAGTCTTCTGGATACTCAATCGAGATCGGTTCCACTTCGTCAACCCACCGCTACCTGTCTCAACAGACAACCCAAATGTCTTCAAAGTGTTGAACAATGTCCACCGAGTTGAGTTGACCGCAGCTGCATCTTTCAAAGGTGCCTTGGCTTGCGCGAGGATCTTCTTCAACACCTCAGGCTTCTTCCGAAGAAATTTCTCAACGGGAAGTTTGCCTTTTTTCTGGTTGCAGGGCTCACAAGCAAGAGTCAGGTTGCTTACTCGACTTGAACCCCCAAGAGCCTTACACTTGATGTGCTCTACCTGAAGAGGAACACCCTCTTTCCCGCAGTAAGCACACTTCCTTCCCCACTTCTCCAAGAGATACTCTCGAAGCTCGTATCCAGCGAGGGTGCCTTGCTGATACTCGACACCAGAGATGTCAGGTAACTGCATTTTTTGCGTGTCAAACTTGACAAGTTCCATCGCGATCCGAGTGATCGGACACCAGGACAAAAGTCGCTTCGTCCAAGAAAAGATGTTGTCTACCCTATGCTGAAGACTAGGCGCCAACCAGCCTTTAGGCTTCGGTCTATTGTCGAACCGAGAAGCACGGTACCGAAGATTGGCACTACGACGCCTTCTACGGTAGTTGCTTCGTTGCTCAAGAGACTTTCGAATTTGATCTCCTCGATGCTTAAGCTCTCCCAACCAAAGAGGATGCGTCTCTTCTTCATCTTCTCTGGAAACTGCAATCCCAGTCGTCTTCGATCCAGGATCGAACTTCAAGGACATCGGTTGCATTTCCCCACCAACGCGATCCTTGAGTCGGATCGTGAAAGGATACATCCGATGCACGACAGCCTTCCTACGAGTCAAGAGCTGACGCGCTCTCTTCTCAGAGCAAGGCATCAAGGGCTTCTTCCGCTTATCGAGTACAAAAACGGCCATTCGGACTACCTAAAAGAGACCCGTAAGGGTCCTAGTAACGAGGATCTTTCGATCCTGCTCCCCTCGGGAATGTTGAGATCCGGCGTTTCATTCTCTCCCGTTTCGTGCTTGACCCAGCTTGTCTGCTGAGAGAACTTCGAGAGGTTAGAGCTGAGGAAGCACTCTAACGTCGGTCTTGAACCTGAAATCAACATAGCTACTTTTATAGCTGACCCTGGTAAACGTGGGCTTCTCTGGTCTTTACTCCTTTGAAGCCTCTCCTTTGACGGGAGAGGTCTGATTACGGGGATATGCCGGGACGGTCAATACTACCTGCTTATAGTAAATGTGCCTCGTTGGGCTTCCCACCGCAGAAAGCGAAGCATGGCTCCGAAGTTGTCGTAAAACTTCGAGGAAGCATTGAGGAACCGAACTTGGTTTGACTTCCATTGGAAGTTCGCTTCTCGGAGAGCGAGGCGCATTTCGAGAAGCTGTTTGAAGTACCGATCCGACCTCGGGAGGGTTTGAAGCTCCTCGCTGGCGGCTGAAGCCTCGTCGTACTTGCCCTGCATGTCGTGTAAGAGCTTATGTACCTGAGCGATAAACAAAAGCTCAGTCGGCTTCCAAACGTTACTAACGTCTTGGAAGGACGTGCCCTCTTGCCGGAGCATGCGAACAAGGATCGGGTACGGCACAACATCTCAGGTCATGGTGAACGTGTTCGAGTTTTGCTCATTGGCCTGAACGAAGACCGTGTTGTTGACCACGGGAGCCGTCGTGAAGGCTGTAGACGGGATAGAAATGGTAGTACCTGACACGCTACCCCCGGCTGTCGTGATCTGAGCTGCCGTGAACGTGGCCGGAGAGGGTGCGGAAGCTCCTGTACCTTGAGCGAAAGTGACCGTTGTGATGTCAGGCTGGACGGAAAGAAATGTCGTGCCCGTAATGACAACGGGGCTACCGTGGGCTGCCGCCGTGATCACGGGTTTGACGATCTGAGACGCTGTGAGGCTCACGACCGAAATAAGCTTGGGACTCCCGGGGGCCGACGAGAACTTGTAGATTTTGCCCTTTCCAGCCGAGAACGTGACTTTGGTCGTTTGATTCAGATTGATATAGCCGGGAATAGTCGGAAATCCAACGTTTGCTTGGCTGTAAGGAACGTAGCAGGGTTGCTTTGGCTTGTTCGCGTATCCATCCCGCTCGTAAGCTTTGGGGTTGGCCGTTGAACCGAGGCGATGTACCTCTTTGTTCGGCAACTGATCGTCGAGGTCGTCGAAAAGTACCCCATTCGTGATGGTTTGGTTGTGAATCAGGCGCAACATTCGATAGACTCCTCGGCAGAGTGGGCGTAAAAGTTGTCATCAACGCCGTTCTATAAAAGGAAGCGCAAGGGGTCGGCAGCATTTTGCCGTTTTTGATTTTTTGGAAGGAGAAGGGTTACTTCTAGGTCTGAAGGAGAGGACACTCCACTCGAACGAAGGGGAACTGTCTCACCAGGGCGATGTTGGCTTCGATCTGCGACTTGAGAGCAGGCTCGATCTTCGCCACATCTTCGGCGGACATTTTTTCGACAAATCGAACGATGATCTGAGGGAGAACGTAGTCTGAATTGAGCTTAATCTCCATAGAGGAAATCATACTCACCGTTTGCCACCCTACCAAAAGCCTTGAAAGAGCAGTATAGGGGAAGAAACGCTGACCCTCTTCGATTTCGAGGCTATGCGTATATGTGTCCACATGCCTCTTCAAATCAATCACCAAAAACATCGAGGTGTCTCTCACTTCGACAAGATCCTCGGGAGCCACTTTCTTACGCTTCTTTTCCGTAATGACCGGAGTAGGCGCTACAAGAGTGTCTTCGACGGCTGCCCTCTTGGATCTTGTTTTTCGAACTCCAGGTTTCGTATTTGGATTCATATTTCCTCTTCATGTGGGGTGTTACACCACTTTTCAGAACTGAATAAATTCAAAGTTCCCCAAAGCCGTGTCTGCTGTTGCTGCTATGGGCCGCGCAAACAGTTGTATCAAGCTCGGCCCGACAACGGGCAAGTACGATTCAAAATCGTGCTCTTGGTAATAGCCGACGGGGTGCCCGACTGTGGGTCCAATCTGAATAGGAGCCGCGTTGCTAATACCAAGATAGATGGATGTCAAAAACACGACGCCCATAGTGGCATAAGCGAAACCTTCCATGGACTGAATATAGCACGTGACTCCAGCAGGAACGTAGTGATGACACCAAAATGTCTGGTTGTCCCCTACGCCCTCGAGAACGGTCTGACCCGATCCTCCTGTCACGCCAAAGTTTGCCGTCAATGTTCCTGTCGTCGAGCTTGTGATAGCCGACGCAAGTGTATAACCTACGCTAGCCTGATCACTGAAATATAAAGTAGCTCCCGCAGGTAGTGTCTGAGCCGTCGTGAATGTAACGGTCTTGCTTCCATTTGTAGTTGTGGCCGTCCCGGCTAGTGTAAGGGTAGGATTTACAGCGATCGACCCCCAAACAGAACCAGATCCGTTCGTGCCTGTGTAAATGGATATTGTACCTTGGTTCGTCTGTGCTGAGCCCACCGTCACAACCACCATGCTTTCGAGGTACGCATAATTGACGCCCACCGTGTTGACAGGCGTCGTACCATTCAATGTAATTGTTTCTTGGTGAATCCCAAAGCTGGCGTCCAAATAGGTAATTAGAACTTGCTGCGCTCCTGTACCCCCCGACGCATCTCCTGAGCTAGTAGAAACCAAGCTACATTGGAGATTAGTTCCCTGAGGGATATAAGCTGTAGCCATAATTGCCTTATTTGACGCGGAGCTTGTAGACACATAACCGGTAGCGCGTCCTGAAACAAGACCTGGGATAAGACCTGTAGCTGATACCCAACTCGCGTCGGATATTAAACCTCGAACAGGATCGAACGTGCCAGGACCCGATACGGTAGAAACCCACGCCGATCCATTATACACAGTCCCAATAACACCAGCTACAGGAGAAGCCGAAGCGGTCAATGCTGCTTGAGCGGTTAAGTACAGCGACTGAAGCTGCGCTTGGATAGTGGCCGCGGTCGTGCCTGCTGGGAACGTAGGTGCTATGAAGGCCTGTTCCGTAAGCGTTCCAGCCCGAAGCTGAGACAGAGTAACTTGATCAATAAACGGCACCTGGCTGAGGAATTGAGGGTAAGGAGCGACATTGTTTGCAGGGGTGACAAGCCAAAAAACACCGCTTACGTTGATGTTTCCATTGACATTTGTCACAACCTGAAGGGGGACAATTTGATTGGCCATTACGGAGCTTTCCTTCCAGAGGCGGCTTTTCTTCCAGAGGCGGCTTTCCTAAAATACTTACTGGGCAAGATCTTTGCGCCTCCGTGCAAAGTCAAAGCAGGTCCTGATCCGATACATCGAATGGTAGAAGACCCTGGAGCGTCGTCCGTAGGCCAGTATCCGACATTACTCGAAATCAGCGTTGGAGACATACCATTGAATAATTGCAACGCTTGAGCAGCCGTAATCGCCGCGTTGTACAGAGCCGGCTGAGCGAAGGCACCCTGAAACCCAAACTGCTCAGGGTAGTAAGTACCGATACGTAGATTAGCCGTTGCAGGCATTCCCGTAATCACGCCACTTGTCGCGTGGGTATACTGCGAGGTCCCGTTCACATAAAAGCTTACTCCTGCGGAAGACCAGTTGAAAACAAGATGACACCACATGGTCCATATTGTTTCTATGGTAGAACCGATATTCACATCATTATAGACAGCACTAGCCTTGAACAAACTCAAAGAATAGTTGTTGTTGTTGTTCTCGATGTTCCATTGATACGTCTGCGCGGAGGTAATACTACCTAAAACCGCCATGGTAACAATAACACCAGGCCCCTCTGTTTCCGCAAACTCGGAGGTTGTGTAGGCAGGCATTAGATTATACCAACACGAAAAGCTTCCGCTGGTTAGCTGGAAGAATGAGCTTGTGGAGGCCGCCGTGGCGTACCCTCCATAAGTAGGACAGTAAACACAGTTACGAATAAAGGGAGGATAGACAAGACTACCTGGCTTATCGCAAACCATGGCTAGGGCGTGGTTTGCAGAATAGTAAGAAACCCCTCCAGCGCTTAGGGTAATAGCCGATCCGCCTGAACCCACCATCGCCAACGTTGGTGAGGATGCACCGTCATTCGTAGGCCACCACCCTACTAGGGTCGAAATCTGAGAAGGCGGAGTTCCTATGTAGAGCTGTCCTACTTGAGTCGCTGTCAAGGGTGCAGAAAACAAAGCCGGTTGAGCAAAACGACCATTACCGATACTAGTGTAACTCCACTCGTAAAAGATACCAAGCAGGGAATTACCTAATCCCGTTAGTACAGCAGAAGTAGCCTCGCTGTACACAAGCACATTATCTACATAGAACGTTATCCCCGTTGACCCCCAAGAGTAAGCAAAGTGGTGAAACGCGTAGGGAGTAATCGGACCCAAGTTCGTAGGATTAAAGCTCCCGTGACGGATACTCAGATAGCCTGTAGAGGCTTGCCACGCGATAACCCATCCATGGGTTCCGTCATTAAGAGTTACAACACATAGTGTGGCGTTTAGCGGGAAGTAGGGAGTATGCTCAAGGCGAAACCACCCAGAAAAACCTCCAGAGGTCAGCTTGAACGTGGCGTTCACCGTTGTACTAGCCGAGTTTGAAGGTCCCGTCGAGTAAAGGATAGGATTCGCCGTAACAACTTGCTTGAGAAAAGACGGAATGACCTCGCGCACGGCTTAATACGTCACTGTGACAGGGGTTATCGTTCCAGCCGGAAGACTAACCGCCGTAGGATACTTGGCTTCAAGCCGAGCAACGAGCGTGTTGACTTCCGTCTGAAGAGAAGCTAAAATAGCCGTTTGGCTTGTCCCGTTTAACGTAATTTCTGGCACAGTAAGCGAGGTAGGAGGGGAAGCCAGAGGCGTTGAGCTGCTATTAGCCTCACTCCAAAACTCAGTAGAGGCAGCTACAGTCGAGTTATTCATGATGTAATACTGGCATTTGTATATTCCTGCCCCTACGTTCACAGGAGTAAAGCTCAAAATCACGGCGTAGTAGTTGTAAACAGTCGCCATCAAATCCACCCAATCGCATACGCGAGCTTGGAGTTCGTGTTTGCAGTGCCCCCAGCCATCGTTGTGCAGTCTGCGTAACCAATTCCGTTAGCAAACTGACTCCCCATAGGGAAGGTAAAGGGCCCAGCAATAGCTCCTGCGGCTACGGGAATCGGAGTACGAGCCCCTCCTGAGGCAAAGGTAGGAGCCGAGCTGGGTGCTCCTGCGGTATCCGTCAGTACAAAGTAATGTGTGGACGTATCATTATTGGACAACCAAAGCTCGTAAAGCTTACCTGCCGCACTTTTTACGTATCCTAACCCGCTAGCACCTACAACCCCATAGGTTACAGTGTAGGCATTGGTCAAGGTCGGCAAGGCTGCTTGAGCAGTCCATGCAACGTTGTTGGTGTTATCTTCGTACTGAGGTGTGTCCCCCGCGTAGGTTATAACACTTAGCGAGTTGACATTTGTATTGATGTTCTGAACAGTGGCTTGCGCGGGGTAGGTAGCCCCCAGACCAGCCCCCGTTATGACGGCGTAATCACTTGTTGGCTCGTTAACAGTCTCGATGACCTTCACAGTAGCCGTGCCCGTCCACGTCGCCGTAGCGCGAACCCTGATATTGGTGCAACCTACAGTGTTAACGGTACCCTGGAAGTTCAGTGTAAACGAGGTAGCTGCTCCTAAGGTATCCTGGAATACGGAGCGAGCAACCCACGTAGTACCACTGTCAACACTTGTCTCAACGACAACCGTTCCTGTCCAAGTACCCGTGACCTGAACAATGCAACTATTCAGCGTAGAGATAGAGAAACTGACGAAGCTGCTTGTTGTCGGCGTCCCTGTTACGAAAACTTGACCGTTGGCTACAGTTGTGCTCGTAGACGCAGCGTCCTTCACTGTAATTGTTGAAGTCGAAGGAGCGGAGTCCGTAAGGGCGGCAACAATAAGATTGCCGGAGGTATTCGTGGCAAGAGTTCTTGTGTTCGTGCCATCGGATCCGCCGATTTGAACCGGGTTACCTACAAGAGTAGAGCCTGCTGCGCCGGCTCCTACAGAAACCAAACACCCTGATGTGTCGACAGATAAGGCTCTAAGATCGACGCCATCCGATCCACCAATCAAAGTGGAAGATGTAGGAATGGCCGCTCCCGTTGTACCCACGGAAGGATTCGTCGCTGAAATCGATCCAGTGATCGGAACCGCTTGCCCTCCGGAAACCCCTTGAATCGTGAAAACACCACCCACAGGGGATCCTGCGGTACCCGCGCCAACCACAATAAATCTACCTGAAGTATCCGCTGCCGCAGAGTAAACATTAGACCCGTTAATTCCACCAACGAGCAACGGATTACCCGCTGTAGCCGATCCAGAAGCCGAGGGTCCTTGAACCCACTGACCCCCTGCTGCGTTGCCTCGCGCCCTATCCCACGTAGTGCCGTTGTACAGCTTAGAATGGCTACAGCACTCAATCGCTCCGGTCGAAACACTGGCCTCACCGTCGGCGTTGGTGAAGCGCGACAGAATCTCATCCCACGTCGAACCGTTGTAAGCACCTACAAGCGAATAGGCACTAAATGCCGTGGTAGGATTGGTGAAAGCATTCGCTGGGGTGACGTTACCGATTACAACAAGTCTACCCGAGCTATCTGTGCTGAGTGCTCTTAAGTCGGTCCCATCCGATCCACCAACAAGAGTAGACGATGTGGGTATAGCCGCCCCTGTCGTCCCTACCGATGGGTTCGTCGCTGAAATTGAACCGGAGATAGGAACCGCTTGACCCCCGGAAACCCCTTGGATCGTGAAAACACCGCCCACAGGAGATCCTGCGGTACCCGCGCCAACTGTGACGAGGCGACCCGAAGTGTCTGAAGACAAGGCTCTAAGATCCGTCCCATCCGAGCCACCTACAAGAGTGGCCGAAGTCGGAATAGCCGCCCCTGTGGTGCTTACAGAGGGATTGGTCGCTGAGATCGAGCCTGAAATAGGTATTGGTGTGCCGCTCGCAGACCCTTGAACTGTGATGACCCCACCCGAAGCAGAACCTGCTACCCCAGCCCCCACAACAACGAGCTGACCGGACGTATTTATAGCCAGGAAACGAGCATCCGTTCCGTCCGACCCCATGACCATGAGACCGCTGGCCGAAACAGCCGCAGCGGCTGCGACAATGATCGTGTTGCCGCTTGAGTCTAAGATCGAGATGGTTTCGTTAGAAATCCCCATGATCTTCCTTCGTATCGAGTATCTGCATCACGGAGTAAGCTCTGTAATACGAGCATTCCCAGTTGCTGAACTCCACAGAGCGCTGACAGCTCCGGTCCAGTTACCATCCAAAACAACCTGAGAATTCGCAAAGAGCTTGTACGTGTACGACGTCGCTGAGGCCGATGCGGCAAGCGCAATATACATAATGGCCGATCCATCATTTGTAATAAGAGCCGAGAGTCGACTGGAATTTGACGCCAACAGACTCACGCTAGACACAGACGCCGCAACTGTAGTGATGGTACTTGTCGTTGCGGTCTTCGGGGACACTGCAACGGGAGTCATCCCCGTAACACCTTGAACAGTTACAACTCCAGAAGCAGGAGAGCCCGCTGATCCAGATCCAACGACCGTGGCGTTCAGATTCGAAGCTGTGGCCTGAACAACCGTCGCGTTGAGATTCGCTGCCGTGGTCTGAGTACACGTGACCGACCACGTACCTGACTGAGTGACAGCGCCAATAACGTTGGATCCTGCCGGGATCGAAGAGTTTGGCGAGAAAGCTACAACCAAAGACGGATCAGAAGCTACTGCTGCGATAGTAGCTGCTTTGACCGCGGCCGGACCATGGGTACCATCCGTAATAGCTTGGAAACCATTACGGGTAACCGCGTCCATTGTTGGAGAAAGGTTTGTACCGTCCGTCGTTCGAACGTACCAATAGCTCCCGATCGAGCCCTGACTTCCTTGGTTGACCGCACCGATGGTATTTGTGCCTGCGGGAAGGGGCTCCCCAAGAGACACCACCATCGTTCCCGTCGCTGAATCGAGGAAGATTGTGGCAGAACCGGAAGTAACTGTATTTCCACGAACACGGACCTGTGCGAAACCTGCACAGGCGGCAGACCACACACCGTTGGCCGTGGTGCTCGTAACTTCGACGCCGGTTACAGGAACCACTGCGGGAATAGAAACCCACGTAGTTCCGTTATCTACGCTTCCCTCAAAAACAAGGGTGCCTCCCCACGTCCCCGTAACCTGAATACCACAGGTTCCCGAAGCCATCGTATTGATGGCGACGTTCTGGGTACTGGTGATGCTCCCCGTCGAGGTTCTGTCGGTTCCTGCCCCCACCGTTACAGGGATCGAAGGCTGATTAGGCGAGAGAACAACAACGAGAGAGGGATCACTCGCTACTGGAGCGGTAGAAGCTGCCTTAACCGCAGCCGTATTCGTCCCATCCGTGATCTTCTGAAAACCAGCTCGAGACGCGACATCAAACGTTGGGGCCGTGTTGGTGCCGTCCGTAAGCTTGAAGTACCATCCCCCATCCGCTGTGCCCGCTGCCCCTTGAGCAACAAGGGCGTTCAGGTTTGAAGCGGTACTCTGGGTAACAACGTTTGTCCAAGTCCCGGACTGAGTAACCGCGCCGATTACGTTGGAACCGGTAGGAAGCGCAGAGTTTGGAGAAAATGCAACAACAAGAGATGGGTCAGAAGCAGCCGCGGCGGTCGAAGCATCCTTGATTTTTACAGCAATCAGGTTTGTTCCATCCGTACCTCCGATAAGCGTTGCCGACGTCGGTACCGCAGAACCCGTAGTCCCGATCGAGGGGTTCGTTGCCCCAGAAACAGGGATTGGGGTACCTCCGGTGATACCCTGAATGGTGAGAACCCCTCCCGCAGGGGTTCCAGAGACACCCGCACCTACAACAATCTCTCGACCCGAGGTATCCGTAGACAGCACCCGAGCATTGGTCCCGTCCGTACCAGCAACAAGAAAGGCCGAGGTGCCTACCGGGATCGAAGACCCTGGCGTAACGGCCATCAGAACGCCATTCACGTCGATAATAAGAACGGAACCAGATTCAATGCTCATAGAAAGGGCTCCAAGTCAGAGGGTCAAGCGATCGATCGGGTACGACTAGTCTCAAAAAAGGTAGAATATGAGAGCGTGTCCGAAACTGTGGCTAGGATGGTCATTCCATCCGTGTCGTAGACAGTCCATGTCAACGTGTTGATTTGATAAGAAGAAGTGTAGGTAATGACTTTCTCAACGTACTTCTGTGTCATCGTGTTGTCGTAATACCAGGTCACGGAAGACGGAAATGCGCCTCCTACGGTGACTCGATAAGCCCCTGACGTGAATCCTTCGAATGGACCCCCTTGTCCGTCCGCCAAGTGGATGAGCTGTCGAAGAGTTTTGTGCTGTTGAGCAGTGATAATTCCAGGGGCAGGCGTATCTGTAATCGTTCTAGTTCGGCTTGTCTCAAAAGCCCCTGAATAGGAAATAGCGTCCGAAACCGTAGCGAGAACCGTGACTCCATCCGTTGCGTAAACAGCCCAGTACAGGGTTGCAGGAGTCTTATTAGGGTTGTACGTGATTAGCTTTTCGACAATCTTAAGACTAAGCGTGTTATCGGTGTACCAGGTAACTTGCGTAGGAAACGCACCCCCGGTCGTGACTCTTACGGCCCCCGTCGTGAAGCCCTCAAACGGACCACCTTCTCCATCAGCCAAGTGAATGAGCTGTCGAAGAACCTCGTGTTGGTCCGCAGTGAGGCCACCTACCGAATTAGCAATATCGGTAAGCGCCTGTTCAACATTGGTTGCCGCCGTGATTGTTTGACCTGACGGATCAAAACCAACCTCACTTGCCCCCGCCGGGTAAACCCAAGTAAGCGTTCCCCCGGTTGAATCCGAGATAGGCTCTACGACAGTGACAGTCGTATCGTTGAGGATTGTCGCAACCGTATACTTACCATCCGCCGTTCCGGATCCGGTAATATACAGAAAATCCCCTATTTGAACGGGATGATCCGCACTAGTAAGAAGACCTTCTCCGTCCGAAGGCGTCGTCGATACTACGGTTTGGGTAAGTGCAGTTGTCGAAACACTGGTAGTAACAAGGTAGACAGCGGATGGCGTCGTCGCGAGCCCATCGGACGCTAGCTCATAAGCATCTACAATGTCATAATCATTGAGATCCGATTTCCGAACAGGCTGCATTTACCCATCAATCAAGCCCTTCTGCGCCTGCCTCCAGAGGGCTTGGAGATGGCCACCGCGGCAGCCTCTTGAGCCGGGGCAACACTTAAGGGCTCTATCTTCTTCTCTGCCTCTTGTTTTTCAGCTTCTTGCTTCTCAAGTTCTTGTTTTTCGGCTTCCTGACGTGCCTTCTCCAATGCACGTTCGGCAAGCTCCACATTTTTCCGTTCTTCAAGAACAACGTACCCGTTAACCACGGAATAGAGAATGCTGCTTTGGGCTCCAAAAGCGCTCGCCTGTGAAATCGAGGCGTGGTATCTTCGCAAATGTTCTTCTGCCTCTTGCAAACACATCTGGCGTCTACGTTCTCCTTCTTGCCAGATTTGCATGATCGTCTGTTGAAAGGTATCTGGAGTCAAAGCTCCAAGACGAAGAAGCTCCCCCACACGCATTCGCAACCGGTGCATCTCTTGATCCGGTTGATAATTCGTGTAGTTCTCCATCTTGGGGCTCGGTGGCGGTACAGGAATGTTCATTTATCGTCTCACATTTGATTTGGCTAAAGCGTTCGCGACAATAAGACAAGGCTCGCAGTAGACCCCCTCAACCCGAGAGTCTACAAGACAGGAAACTTGGTAAAACCTCGTAGGCTCTTCAGGAGCTTGGGTCCCCTCCCTACGAAACAGCTTCGGTGCCCGATGTCCCGATCGGCAGTAAAAGCTCAAGGGAGGGGGTACCTCCTTAATGGTCATCTCGGGTCGAATCATCAGGCCAAAACAATGTAGTTGATGTGATCGTTCGTGTTGATCTTGGCGTAAGGAGTAATGTGACTGGTATTGGTTTCTTGGTAATCATCTCCCGTGGAAACGGATCCAGGATCACGAAGAATTCCGCGCCAGTAAACCCACAAACCCCTACCGTTGTTCGTCCCATCAAGAGTGTAAGTGGCCCCTCCGGGAATAATATGACTCGTGTTGGCCGCAACAGGAGATGCAAGGCGTTCAATATATCGAACCCCAGTGGTCAAGCTTCCAATCGCAGTCGAGAGAGCTTGAAGACTCTGAGTGATCGTGTCCCCACTCGTGAGGATAGATCCAGTGAAGGTATCATTGCCAATTTGGGAATTGAGAACGTTAAGGGCGGCAATGACCGTATCTCCGGCACCCCCAGGAAGATACGAAAAGGGGAAGTAATTGCCCGTGTTCGTGAGCAACGTCGAGATATTGGTGATACCGTAAGAAGTCCCATCATACGAGTAGATGTTGTTGACTTGCTGCTGAAGATTGGCATCCGTCACAACACCCAAAGCAGGGGTTGAACGAAGGCAGTTCAGATCCAACAAGTCCCCGCGCTCCCCATACCCATAGACGAGATTGATGGTCGTAGGTTGTCCAACCTCCCACGTGTAGGCCGTTGAAGAGGTTATTGGGTTACCTCCCACAGGAACCGAGTAGAAGTAGATGTCGACCGAGTTTGGCGAAGTGGAAGTTCCATTCTCGGTAACACCAAAGACTTTTTCTCCCGCATGCGCCCCAGACAATACGACGATTTCCTCACCCGTGGCCGTGTTCGTAATCCCAACGAAGCAGCTCGTGTAGTCACCAACGTAAGGAGCTACATCGAAGCACGGAATACCCGTGAGGTTCGAGGTCGAAGCGTGTAGAAGGTTCCCAGCCGATGTAATAGCAATGAAAGTGTTGGTCGCTGCAACGGTGGCCGAGTAGAAAATACGGTTGACGTTGAGAAGCTTCTCGTCAAGAGGGTAGATGTTGAGGAGATTCTTTGGAATCGCCTGAAGAGCGAGATCCGGCCGTGCATAGGTAGGAACGGGTTGATCGTAGTTCACCCCCTTGATGTAGGTTCGGTCCGATCGTTCGAAATCGAGATCGTCATTGAGACTGTACGGAAGATTTTCTGTCCAGCCTATGGCCCCGTTGTTCCCATCTGGAGCAACCGCAGCGGCGTTTGCATACGTAACGCTTGTCGCCGAGATATACGTCGTGATGAGGAAGGTGCCGTTGTTCGCGGGAGTAGCGGACCCTGAAATCGTAATGAAGTGGCCTACCGAGTTCGCCGTCATGTTGGCAAGACCAGTAATTGTCACGATTCCAGAAAGAACAGCGGTGATCGACGCTGTATTTCCAGAGTTGTAGTTCTCCCACTCAAGAGAACCATTGGGATCCGGGTAGTAGCCGTAAAGGTCGGTTACTTTTACCTCGGTCGCACTGACATACGTGGAGATAACAAAGACGCCGTTGTTCCCAGCAATCCCTGCTCCTCGAATCGAGAGAAGACTTCCGACACTCCCAGCGGTCATGCCCGTCAGACCGGACACGGTTAGATTCGGGCTCGAGTAAGCCAGAATCGTAGCGGAATTACCAGAGTTCAGAATGACAGGAGAGCCAAAACCATTCGTCTCATCTGTCAGCAGGCGATCATTGTCCTGACGTTCTGAACCTGCAACGTCAAGAAGTTGATCAATTGCATTGTATCTAGAATACTGTCCAGCCATGATGAAGAACTCCTATGAGGCAATTTGGTAGTCTGCAAGAAGCGTTGACTTACCACTAGGGGCAAAGGTCAAAAGGGTTATCGTGTCAAATCCAGTACCTACGCCTCCCGATTCGGAGACAAATAAATCTCCTTGACTCGGGTCGGGAGCCTCCGTAAGAGCTAAACGCCTTCCGTTGTGCCAAACCTCGATATCTCTTCCAGTCCCCGTCGGGTCATGAACAAAATAATCGGGGGTTGTGCGAAAGACACGATTATTGCCATCCCGGGGCCCTATCAATGCAATCCCGGTACGGACCACCACAGGCCCTACGGCCATGCTGAGGTCTTTCAGAGAGAGAATTCCCTCTCCAAGAAAGTCCTCATACCAATGATGGGAAGGATAGGCTTCCCCGAAGATGACCTGGTTCAGCCGACTCAGGTAGTAGAACTGAAGGTCTTCTTGCGTAACCGAATTGACAAGCGCTCCAGAAACCTGAAGCGGAGTGGCCTGATCATTGAGGTTGTCAGCGACTCGGGTCTGCCGGTAACGTGTATAGGTACCCGCCATGTAAGAAATCTCCTCACATGGTTAGGTAAAGGCCAAAATGTAATCCGCAAACAAATGATCGTTCGAAAGAGGCGCTATGTTCAGAATGACCGTGTCGTAACCGGTCCCTGGACCTCCACTTTCCGAAACCATGTAATCGTCGAGCAAGGCAAGTCGAATCCCGTTGTAATACACGGAGATGTCGAGGAACGGAAGATTGTGTGTGAACTTCTCTAGACCCGGAGTTGTGAAAACCTCGTTGACTCCGTTCTTGGGCCCTACTAGACCCTGTGCCGCCCGATACCGACTTATACCAATGAAGAGCGTCTGAGCGATTTGCAGGGAAAGAGGGTTGATGAGATACACACACAGTCCTCCTCCGAGGCTTCAACGCGGGAAACTGAGAGTGAAAGTTGCGGAGAAAACTACATTAGCAGCAACATCCGCCGAAGTTGCCCCTCGTACCCAAATCGAGGGCTGAGAGCCTTTATACGTCTCGTACTGAGGAAAAGCCGCCGGACCAAGCTGTTGCTCGGGTCCATTCTGCTCCGTGGCCACAAACAGGTAATTTGCCGTATCCTCATTGTGAATTTGGAAATTCTGTACAACAAAAGGAAAGTCGAGTTGAAGAGATCCAGCACTCGATGTAGCTCCAGGAGCAGTTCCGTGGATCGTAACGATCCCTTGCCCTTTCAATGAAGAGTCCGGCAAGATGAGTGTAGGAGCGCTTACAAGAGTCTCCGATCCTCCCGTCACTTGAGCAAATTGAAGCCAAAAACTCTTTGTGTCCGTGATGCTGTAGCTCGCGGGATCAAAGACAATCCTTACGTCGGTCCCCGTAGTGGGCTGGCTCTCCACCTTGTAACGATTCACGTTGGGGTCGAGGAACCCCACGTTGGTCGAATTGATGATCGCCGTGAACGGGGAAGTATCAAAATTTTGCCCCCATTTAATGCGATAACCGAAGGTGTCGAGCCCTTGGGTGAGGGGCGTGTAGAAGTCAACCAAGTTCGGTCGTCGACGAGGGATTTTGAAGAGCCGGTTCATGTCACTACAGCCTTTTTAATCAAGGGATCGTACGTGCTAGCGCTTTCTTGCGCCGCTTGGGCCGCTACTTGGGCCCCGTGCTCTTGCTTGACCTCATCGTACCGAGTCTCATAAGCAGCTTCTTTAGCTGTCTTCCAAGTACCCGTAAGGAGCCCCCCGAAGTTAGGCTGAAGCGTCGTCCTCGGAGCATGGTCTCGTTGTCGACGTGTCACCACAACGTTATGCTTTTGACGAAAAGCATTCTCTTTCCCAGCTTTCGAGATCCATCCCCCAGACTGTCCATCTTTCAACACGAAGTTAACGTTCCCGGGGTCAAAGACAATGGACGCCCACCCACCGCAAACCGGACAAGTCACATCTTGCTTTCCATCCTTGACCAATTTGTATTCAGCAAATGTGAGCTTCTGCGTACTCCTTTTGGAGCAAACCTGGCATTGAACGGTATAGAGGGGCATGGTTTACATTCCTATTTTTTCTTGATTTTAGGCACTTCCCAGTCTTTCACGAAGGAAAGTACAGCGGCGACATGCTTGCAAACACGATTGATTCCTTCAGGATCTCTAATAACAGGAACCGAAGCCGTACCCCGTGGGCTCCCGTCCAGGTATTCTTCCCGTTTCGCGTGGTGCTCCGGCCCGAGCCACTGCCAAGCGGGACAAGAGCAGGTCACATCCACATCCATCTTCCCGAGCCTGACAACATTCTTTGCCCGAAACGCCTTGAGCTTGACAACCTTGGGTCCGTTCCCAGCGTCGACGGAGAAAAGCCAACGAAGGTTATTGGCATCTACCCGCTTTACGGTTACCGCACACCGTTTGGAACGTTCTTGGAACTTTGGGTTCAGTCCCGCGAGGATCTCATCTGGCTTTGAGGCAATAAACAGGCGACTTTCAGGAGAGACCCTTAAAGAGTGCGCGGACTCAACGAGGAACATCCCTAGAACGAACTCCGCTTGCTCCCGCGTCGTTGCGTAATGTTGATGAGGCAATCCGTCTCTGTACGGATAATCAGTCATTATAGGACTATCTGGGGGGCGCCCCCCAGGTGGAGTAAACCGAGGCTTAAACTGCTCATGATGGCGTTCATCCCCTTCAGGATCGTCTTGCGGTTTAGCCAAGTCGTCGGGCCCGTCCTTCCGATAGATAGACCCTGGCGGAGCCTTGTCGGGCCGGCGTAAATCATTTACTGGCTTACTATAGGTAGCCTCTCCAGGAATGTCTGGGCTGAGCCCTATCCCTTTGCCCCCTGGATCCCCTTGAGGAAGTCCCGACTCAGCCAATTCTTGGCGCTGCCCATAGGAGGGCCGAGAGACCAGGGGCTGTTGCAGGGCTCGGAAGGGGATCATAAATGTAGGATACGTCCTACTTGTTCTGGTCTTTCACCACATTGCGATGTTTTTCCCACATATCAGCCGCCTTCGACAAGTCCTCTTCACTCATGGCGGGGTTTGCGTCTTTGAAGCCTTTCATAACTTCTTCTCTCGAGTTGCTCCGCTGATAAATTTGAGCAACTTCCTGAGCGGAGACTTGCTGCTGCCCCGATGTCATCGGCATCTGGATTTGGTCCCCTACAACCCGACGAAGATGTTGCGCCAACGTGAATCGGCTTGGCCTGTTCGAAGGGTCAGAATCCTCTCCCGTCGTCAGGAGATTATCGGCAAGCGCGTGGAGATAGCCCGCAACTTTTTGAGGAGATGCACTGGCTTCTCGCTTGCCAGCTTCAAGTTGGCTGATAAGCGACACGAGCTTGCCAATAGGAACATTCCCCGTGACCTCGACGTGCTGAGCGATTTGGTGCAATTCATTGGCTGCAATTTTTGGATTCAACATGGATCCTTCCTTACCTCTGGGCTCCTCACCCTCCGAACGACGTAACTTGCGAAGACGAGAATCGGACAAAGCCCGTTCCAATTCCTCAACCTTTTCTGGCTTCACCCTCTCGCTCAACTGGTCATAATCCATACGGCTAGCGCCCATCGAAGCGGCTTCCAAAGCTTTCTCCAACTTGAAGAGAACTTCGGGAATACCGTGCATCAAATGACCAGCGACCTCAAAGACATGATCCCTAGCGGGAGACTTCTCAATGAGCTTGGTTGCCTCATCGACGTAGCCTTTGAGCTGCTCGCACCGAACACGAGCATCGCCCAACTCCTCTACAATAAAAGTAGAAACATTAGCAACTCGACTTTCCGAAGAGGCCGTTCTGATTAAACACCCGTGAGAAAAATCACTAGGCATTTGAAGTACCTCCTGAAGCTCGTATCAATGCCTCCATCTCTTTTTTCTTTCTGTAACACCTTCGAGAAGCCTCTCTATGCCTTATCCTGCGATCTCTTTCTTCGGGTGTTACCAATAAGTCCCTCATAAGAGCTTCAGCTTCCTGCTTAGCACTACCTTTTTGACACCCCCTAAGGACCCCTTCCAACCATTTTTTATTGGTACGAGCACATTCTCGAACCCCGTTGGCAATAGCCAACGTTAACTTACGGGAAGGATCAGCATGACGCCTCCGCATCCTCTCAATGTTAGCTTCCCGAAACTGAGGGTCTGCGTGCATTTCACGAAGTCTCTCAGCATTAGAAGCTATCCAAATTGGATCCGAAGCTCGTTTTCGGGCAGCCTCTAAAGTATGCTTATACCAAGAACCATCCTCTTTTCGTCTTTCTATGCAATCGGCATGATGCTTTCTAACCTCAGGATTAGAAAAGTCCACCCCCTCACCACCTTTGCTGAGGTTGTACCCCTTAGGACTGATACAATCATGAACCTCGATATGACGAATTTCGGAAGCGATAAGCTCTTCCCGATTGCTGTAGACAGTGTCTATAATAACCATTTGGAAGTTCTCTGGGCCGTACTTCCGTATGGCTGCATGGATAGCACTAACACTGCCTTTCTTAGCCTCGTTTTTGTGCTGACTCCAACGCCTTCTTACGTCGCATATCGTTTGGCCAACGTACTTTTTACCGTTCAACAAGTTGGTGATTAGGTATACGTACCCTACAAAATTGTCCATGTCAGACAGTTCTCCTACCAGACATGGACACACCAAACAAGAAGAATAGGGACGCTAAAAGAGATCAGCCCGCAAAGGCTGAAGGGAATTCCTGAAGAAGAATACCCTTCACATCGTCCCCCTCGGCCGCAAAGACAGCTCGCAAAACGTCAGGACGATCTTCATAATCGGCCTGAAGACGCGCCATCTTCTTCTTGAGGGGTTGCGCGAAGTCGTAGTTGTCCGGGAAATCAGGGCATACTGCTTTCGCGACCATGCGACGAACATCGGCATTCCCTACGGAAGATTCCTTGGCCGGTTGTACCACCCGTTGTTCTTGTTGGGCTGCCGATCGCGGACTTTGGGTAGGAGCGTAACGATCCGGTCCGTTGGTCGTCTTGAACGCAATCCCATCTTCGAAAATCACATTCTCCCGAGGCTTTCCGTTGCCGTACCCTACAAGATCAATCGTCTCGGTACCGTGACCTACATCGGGGGTTACGAGAATTCCCTCCGTCCTTTGAGGTTGGGCCCTAGAAACAGACGACACAATGGTGCGGGTTTGAATAGCATCCACGTCAACATGAGTAGCCTTGTAGGCGGCATGTTCCGCCAGATACTGATCCCGCTCCTCGGGGCTCATTCTTTCGAGCATCTCCTCTTGGGTGATGCCCCGTCCTGGAACGATGATCCCTGCCTTGGTAGCCCTCTGAAGAGCAAGAGCCGCCGATTCTGCGGTCAATGTAGTACGTTCCTGCTTAGCTCTTTCCCCCGCTGCTGTATGAAGCATTCGACCAGGAACCTCAACGCCATCCTGAGGCTCAACAACCTCAAAACCATACTGGGACCTAACGGCTTCTCCAGGAACGACTACGTTTACTGGATTCCCGCGTACATAGTTCTTGTTCCGGGCGGCCGTTTCCTGAGCGTGTTGTCGGTAATTCCCTACCTCTCGCTCGTCGTCAAGCGTCGTAGGAATTGCTACCTTCGGCGGAGGAGCCATCGGATTCCCACCCTTCGTCGGGTGACGTACCTGAATGTTCGCTCTCTCCGGCCGACCGTAGCTGGAATCGTTCTCGTCATAGTGCTCAGAAGGGACTACCCAATCGAGACGAATCGCGCCGCGAAGTTGAGGAAACGAGAACGTCTGACCTGCGAAATGAACCGTAGACCCATCAAACAAAACCTCGGAACCTTTGGGTATATTTGCTCCTGTAGCGCCGAGAGTGAAGTTGCGAGTCGCGATGAACGAGAGCTGATCTCCCGTCCTAAATCTGATCTGAGATGGATCCATTGTAACAGCCTCCGGGGAAAACGCATGAAGATGCCCCGTAAGCAAAAGTAAAAGTAGATTATTGCAAGGAACACCATCCCGGTGTAGATTAGGATCTATGGATCCAACCTCCCTGGTACAGCGCCTTTCCCCGCCCCCAAACAAACTCATGGCCCGAGTCGAACGTGCTTTTCCCCCACAGCTCGGAATTCATGACGAAGCTTGGGAAGTCATTGGTAGTGGTCAGGTTTGACATTTTATGTCTCTCCAACTTCTGTGGTAATCAGAGGTATCTCTGACAGACCAACAAGGCGTACACCGCGCCTTAAAATGTTGATCGCTGCATTGTGATCTCG